AGGGCCAAGGAGATTGAAGAGACGATTAAAACAACGTTACTTGTCACCTGTATTATCGCGGTAGCAGTGGCATTGTTTATATTCTTGTTTGCTACTATTGCTCAAAGCAGTGCAGAAGAGATTGTTTTATGACTGATTGGTGGAAACGATATTTACAATTTAATGTTACTGCCAAGCTTACAATGCTTGCGTCTGTTGCAATGTCATGGCGTTGTGCAGAATGGTTTATGAATCTAGAAAACCCCACAACACAACAGTCTGCATTTGTATCTGTCATCATGGGCGTGATGACTGGGGTCTATGGCATTTATCTTGGCAAAGAAGCAAGGACACCAAAAGAATGATGTATCAGGCTGTTGTTATTGCTTGTTTGATTGGAACATCAGCCGTGCAGCGTGAGCAATGTACGTTTCTTGAAGCGCAGAAATGGCATGATACAGAGAAGGCTTGTATGAGCCATGCTTTCGTTTTGGCAGAACGTGTGCATATTCACATGAGGGGTTACAAGGCTGTAGGCTGGAGTTGCAAGCCTCTTCCGCGAGGGATTTTGTCTAGGTAATGCCTAAACTTAGTGAAAACACTGAATTAGCTATGCCTATCCGAAACTTGATTGCGTTAGTAGGTGCTGCAACTGTTGGGACATGGGCGTATTTTGGGGTGATAGAACGTCTTAACACTATAGAAAACAAATTGATCCTGATGGAAACGGATTTGGGTATGAACACAGAGTTTCGTATCAAGTGGCCTAGAGGTGAGATGGGTAGTTTGCCAGCAGATTCTGAACAGTTTATGATGATCGAACACTTGGCTAGTGAGTTAGAAAAGTTGACGGAAAATATAGAATCAGGTAATGCGCCACATGACCAACAACAAAAACTGGTGTTAGAGTTTTATGATAGGCGACTTACGAAGATTGAGGACAACATTGAAAAGTTGATTAACAAATGATTGAACTTACTTTTGTTTTATTATTGATGATTGGCGATGAAAAGGTTGAGTATACCCCTTACAAGAATCTATCGGAATGTTTGTCAGTCAGAAGAAAAATCAAACGCAATGTTGGATACACCACAGATTTTGAAAAAAAGTGGTCATGTAAAGAGTTAAAAGTTAAAATGTCTGACGGTGAGATATTGGAGCTTGTAGAATGATCCAGTTACTAGGCGTTGTTGGCAGTCTGGCACAGACATTTCTTGAAGGCAAAGTCGAGAAAGAAAAAGCCAAATCAGAGATAATGAAGACTGCCGCCCAGCATGATAGCAAGTGGGAAATGATTATGGCTGAGTCCACCAAGGGGTCTTGGAAGGATGAAGTAATCACAATAGCTGTGCTAACCCCTTGTATTTTATCATTTATTCCGGGTATGGAAGATGTTGTAAAGTCTGGCTTTGAGCGGTTGAGCGAGTTGCCAGACTGGTATCAGAACATTTTGTATGTCACAATCTTGGCTGGGCTGGGTTTGAAAGGGCTTGATAAATTTAGGAGAAAGTGATGAGCTTGTATCGCAACATCCATGCAAAGCGTAAGCGTATCAAGGCTGGCAGTGGTGAGAAGATGCGTAAGGTTGGGCAGAAGGGTGCGCCAACTGCAAAGAACTTCAAGCAAGCCAAGAGGAAGAAGCGATGAAACGTAAGTTTGCAAAGGTTCCTAAGACAAAAGGTGGTGTGCCAAAGAAGTATGTGCGCGGCGCAAAGAACCCAAAGAAAAGAGAAGCAGAGATCAAGCGTACTGCCAAGCTGTATCGTCAGGGCAAGCTAACCCCAGCTATGATGGATCGTATTAGCAAACAGAGGAGTCGCGGATAATGTCTAGGTTCGCAAGCATCTCAGGCGCATCACGGTATTCTAAAACAACTCTTAACAAGGTCTACAAGCGTGGGCTGGGTGCATACTATTCATCAGGCTCTAGGCCAAAGACATCTGCTCATGCTTGGGCTATGGGCAGGGTCAAGTCTTTTGTGTCTGGCAAGGGTGGTGCAAGAAAAGCTGATGCTGATTTGTTACGCGGTGGTAGCAAGAAGAAAAAGAAGACAGCAACAAAGAAGAAGAAATGAACAAAGATAAGCTACGCGAAGAGATAGCCGAGGACGAAGGCTGCAAGTACGAGGTGTATTTAGATCACCTTGGCTTGCCAACGTGCGGTATCGGTCATCTCATAACTGAATCTGATGAAGAACATGGCAAGGCTGTTGGCACTGTCGTTGAGCAAGAGCGTGTCAAACAGTTGTTCTCTCTTGACATGGCTGTAACTCTTGATGAGTGCCGGGTGCTGTATGATGACTTCGATGATCTGCCAGAAGAGTGCCAGCACATCATAGCTAACATGATGTTTAACATGGGGCGGCCCCGGCTATCCAAGTTTAAGGGTATGAAGGCTGGTGTGGACGCTAGAGATTGGAACAAGGCGGCAGACGAAATGGTAGACTCGCGGTGGTATACTCAGGTTCCCAACAGGGCTAGACGTTTGGTGGATCGCATGAGGGCATTGTCAGATGGTAGCTAAACGATTTCAGAATCCCAAGGGTGGGCTGAACAAGGCTGGCAGGGCTTTCTTTAAACGCACTACAGGATCGAATCTAAAGGCACCTGTAAAGAAGGGTGACAACCCCAGAAGGGCTAGTTTCTTGGCTCGTATGGGCAACATGAAAGGGCCAGAGTACAAAAATGGTAAGCCGACACGGTTACTCCTGTCTCTCCGGGCATGGGGTGCAAGCAGCAAGGCTGATGCAAAGTCGAAGGCAGCAGCAATATCCAAGCGTAACAAAGCCAAGAAAGGAAAAGCGTGATGCCGGGTATGAAGAAAAAAAAGATGATGAAAAATGGCAACGGTGGTATGCTGACAGCCAAGCAGAAAACCTTGCCAGCAGCACTGCAAAATAAAATTATTGCGTCAAAGAAGAAGAGGAAGAAGTAAATGCCGGGACATTATGGTGGTAAAAAAGGCGGCATGAAGTCTGCCAAGATGAAGAAGCAAGCGGCAACAGCCATAGCTATGAAGAGGGCTGGCAAGAAGCCTAAGAAGAAGCGTTAGGTCACTAGCTCTCCACCGCTTGCAATGTATTGAGCAAGGCACTCTATGACATGTGCCTCTGTGGTGTACGCACTGGCATCAGTCAGTGATACAACATGCTTGGGTTTCAGTGGCTCAAAGCCATGATGCTCTAGTATTCTGAACAATCCCCAGCCCGACAAGATCAGCGCAGCATAGTAGTCAGGCGCTACCAGCCTCGCTTCTTGAATGTCTATATGCTTTTTTAGTGAAACAACTTTCGTTTCCATAACACAACAACTCCCCCAAGCCATTGATGACCCAGTATCCTGTCACCAATGGCATAGATTTCTGACAAGCCTCACAGACTACATATTCGATTGCTGGCTGTTTAAAGGCCCTCTCAGCGGCTTTGTCACGTTTCCGCTTCCTTACCACCTCTTTTTTACTTTGATCTGTTGTGGGGCTTCCTGACGCCCTTCTGGGTAGTATTTCACTTCCACTGCTTCTGCAATAGGTTTGAATCCCGCTTGCGAAACATTATCTGCAATGCTGTCGGCTGAGTCCACCATGATGACTTCATTGATTGCGATGCCAATAGATCCATCAGACTCTGTCCAAGCTGACGCCTCATACTTGCTATCTGGTGACAGTGATACAGGCGCAACCTGTTTCATAATTGGATCATAGCACTGCACATTTGCATTGCCATAGTCCGGCGCACGGTCTGATTTCTTGTCTTGGTTAGGGAACAACTTAAAACCAAACACTTTTTTTCTCTGTTTCACAGGCATCAATCTAACTCCACTTTCAATCTACGCGCAGCTTGCGCTATACAGTTCTCTATTTTCTGGTAGGCATCTTGCTCATTCTCTTGTGCGTTTTTCATTTGGTCAGCAAAATAATCAGTTGATATGTAGTGTTCAAATTCGTTTGGCGTTTTTGTATTTGCTGGACTCAATCTTGAATCCACCTCACGCATAAAGTCTCTTGCATCTTGGGCAGCTTTGTTAAATCCACCATTTTGTGCTGATGCTGGTGGTTTAGCGCCTGATGGGGCTGTTCGTGGTGTGGCTTGAGTTTTCTCTGCCATAGCTTCAGCCTTACGCTCAACACCATCCATTTCATTCTTTGATGCGTACTCGCCACCAGCAAGACCAATAGATGCCAAGGCGCGGCCTACGGCTGATGTCTCACAGTTTTCCAAGGCTGATGTAGTATTGACATGGCCTTGGCCTCTGATCTCTTCTGCCATGCCAGAGCCTATCTGCACACCGTTGACATTTGTTACGATGGCTTTGATGACCACGCGATGACCGTCATCAACAAGCACGTTGGTATCTATGCCATAATCTAAGCCATGAAAGCGTCTGAAAGCTTCCATCCGGTGTACGACTTGGGTGTATTTCTTACCGCCTCTCTGGGCTACACCATGAGACTTGTTCAACTCATTGACACAATCCATAGTGTTGGAAAAGCTATTTTCCCCCATGTCTTTGCTCCATTAAATCTGCAATCAGTTTCATAGCCGTGGTAAAGGCAACCATTTGTTCTAGCACCTTTTCCTCTAGTGCATCAATTTTCATCTGCATCATGTCGATGCGCTGTTGTGTTTCTTCATCCATCGCTTTTCCCTCTCTCGGCCTTCACATCTACCCATGTTTTTCTGTTGTAATCTCTTGGGATACAGTTTGCTTTGTATCCATCTGCAAGCCTCGCTCTTAATTCTTTTGACAGGACTCGCAAACGCTCTTCTTCTTTTTTTGTTGGTTTGTAACCACCGTCAAATTTTTCAAGCCATTCCTTTGCTTCTCCCAACAAAACATCGTCGGGTTGATTAAATATTTGATGACTGTCGCGCAACTTATAAGGGCGGCGTTTTGTATCAAACTCATCCACCTGTTCCACCGCAAATTTATTGACGTGAGCATGACCACTGACAGCCCTCATCATCAATGGCTGGCCTTTGTGCATACGAAACTTACATGAAAAAGGCTTTTTGTCCTTGTCATAACCCCTGATTTCCAGAAGTTCTCCAAGTCTTGCAGGGTCTTGTTGTCTCAAAAAAGTGATGCCTGTTTCTATGAATCTGTCACCGCTGGGAACATCGTCCTGATGACATATCTCAACATCGAAATCCGCATCATACTTTTCGCGTATGGATCTAGCCTCTTCAAGACCTAATTGAAACGCATCCATCATTTTTCTTTTGCCTTCTGTTTAGCCAGATTTGCTACATTATCTGTATATTGATCTATAAACATTTCAGTGACTCTGTTGGTTTTGATGTAGGGAAGTGCAGAATCTTCCTTTGGAAAATCATCGAAACCAAAGTGCATTCCATGCTG